CTGCAGGCGTTCGGCGCCCTGGAACAGGTCGGCCGGGGGGCGCTGGGCACGTTCGCCAGTGCGCTGACCGCCCGCGGCCCTGGGACCGGGACGGGCCCCCATTATGTGCCCGGTGCCCCGTCGTTCCTCACGAGCCTGGTCAAGATCCTGGAACAGGTCGGCCGGTGGGTCCATTCGATCGGGCCGATGCTGGGTGACCTGTTCCGCGCAGCCGTCCCCTATCTGCAGTTGTTCGTCAAGTTCGGGGAACGGGCAGCGAAGATCATCCTGCCGGTGATCACACAGTCACTGAAGGAAATGCAGCCATTCCTGCCACTGATCAGCAAGGGGCTGCTGACCCTCGTCAAGGGGTTCGCCGGGTTCCTGAACGCTATCGGCCCATCCGGCATGCAGGCCAGTGCGAAGATCTTCGTGGCGCTGACGGAGGCCATGGCCGCGGTGATGGTCGCCCTCGGGCACACGATCAACTGGCTCACCGAGCACGTGCCGGCGTGGGTGCATAACATCGCCGCGTGGTGGGACCGGCTGTTCCACTGGACGGTGACCACATTCGACGCGATCCGCCACGACATCGCCGCATTCTTCGGCCAGATCATCACCCTGGCTGATCAGTGGCGGCACGGGTGGGCGCACATCTGGGACACGATCTACTCGGACACGATCGGCGTGGTGATCCGCCTCGACAAGGCCATCATCGGCTGGTTCCAGCGCCTGCCCGGGCAGGTGATTCACGCCCTGTTCGGCCTCGGGCATCAGCTGTACGGGTTCGCGCACGCCGCGCTGAACGAGATGTGGTCCGGGTTCAAGTCCATCGGGGGGGCCATCATCGGCTGGATCGGGAACTTCGCCAAATCGATCTGGAACAAGGTCAAGTCCTTCTTCGGCATCGCCTCCCCGTCGTCGCTGTTCTACGACATCGGGAAGAACCTGATGCTGGGCCTGTTCCACGGCATCAAGGACCACGCCCACCACGCCGCCGCAGCCGCAGCCGGGGCCGCCGGGGCGGTGTCGGGGTCCGCGGGGTCGGCGCAGCGGTACGCGCGGTCCCTCCTCGGCGCCTACGGGTGGGCCGGGCAGTGGGGCGCGCTGAACGCCGTCGCCATGCGCGAGAGCGGCTGGTCGCTCACGGCACGCAACCCGTCGTCGGGCGCGTACGGCATCGCCCAGTTCATCAACGGGCCCAGCGAGTATTACCAGTACGGCGGGAACCCGAACACGGTCGCCGGGCAGGTCATCGGATTCTTCAACTACATCCGGCAGCGGTACGGCAATCCGGGTGCCGCGTGGCAGCACGAGCTGAACTTCGGCTGGTACGACAAAGGCGGGTGGCTCCCCCCGGGCCTGTCGCTAGCCTACAACGCCACCGGCCGGCCCGAGCAGGTCCTCTCCCGCTCCGGCGGCTCCGGCGCCGGGAACACCTACCACATCACCGTGAACGCGGGCCCGGCGACACCGTCGCGTGAGGTGGGGCGCGTCCTGGTGGAGCACATCAAGGCGTTCGAGCGCGGCACCGGCTCCAGGTGGCGCTCATGACGTGGACTTTGGTGCAGAAGTCCGCGTCCTACGCCACATCCGGCACCGGCACCGTCACCGGCACCCTCCCCGGCGGGTCCACGGCTAATAACCTGCTGGTGGCGTGCCTGGGGTCGAACGTGGCGGGCACCCAGTTCACCGGCCCCGCCGGGTGGCTGCAGGCGGCGCAGACGGGCAACGGGTCGCTGTCCCGCGCGGAGCTGTGGTACCTGCCGCTCGCCTCCAACGGCGGCGGGATCACCACCGCGGCGTTCACCTGCGGCACCGGGCAGGTCCGCGCCGCCCTCGCCGAGTTCCACACCGACGTCACGTCCCCGTCGGTGTCGGTGGACTCCGCCGCCACCGGCACCGCCAGCACGGTGACCTCGTGCACCACGGGCTCGTTCTCCACCAGCGCGTCCGGGGACCTGGTGGTGTGCTCGTTCCTGGAGCACCTCGGGTCCAACTCGGCGCTCACCTGGACCGACCCGTCCGGGTTCACCCTGCTCGACTCCATGACCGCGTCCGCGTCGAACCAGGCGTACTCCGCGTACCTGCTGTCCGCCGCGGGGCCTGCCAGCGGCCTGACCGTCACCGGCACGTCCAATGTGGCCGCGGGCACCAGCGGGTGGACCGGGTGCGCGGTCGCGTTTACCGCCACCGGCGCCGCGTCGCAGACCGTGTTCGTCGGGTCCACGATCAACACCAACGACTACCCGCCGGGCACCACCCGGCCGCAGGCGTCGCGGCTGTTCGAGGCCGCCACCGGGCGCACCAACCAGATCCAGAAGCTGTACTACATCCTCGGCCCGGTGCTCGCCTCCGGGCAGGTGAACCTGGCCGACCACGACATCGCCACGTGGATCGCCCGCGGGCAGAAATGCCTGCTGTGCTTCTCCCCGGCCTTCAAGAGCCTGTCCCAGTCCGACTACAGCAACCTGAACACCACCTGCGCGGCGTACAAGGCCGCGGGGCTGATCGCCGAGGTCGCGTTCTGGCAGGAACCGTCCAACGCGAACAAGAACCTGTCCCCCGCGCAGTACGGGGCGATGGTCCTGTTCTACAAGGGCGCCGTCACCCCCTATTACCCGCTGGTCGCGTCGCTGAACTACTCCGGCGCGGGCGGCGACCCGCAGAACTTCCTCAACTACTTCAACTCGGTTCCGGCGGGCACGTTCTCCAAGGCGTACATGGACTTCTACGCCCGGGAGTTCGCCGCGCGGAACCCGGCGGACCTGAACGGGCCGATCGCCGCGTGCGACGCGCAGGGCATCCCGTTCGGCATCGCCGAATGGGGGTGCAACCCGCAGATCGACGGCATCCAGACGTCGATCGACTTCATGAACTACGTCGCGTCCGCGCCCACGTCGGTGATGCAGACGAGGAAGACGGCCGGGTCGCTGATCTCGGACCTGATCTGGTACAACGGCCCGGGGCCGGGGAACGCGCTGGCGCTGCCGATCACCGACCCGCCGCAGGCCGGGTGCACCCTGCCGGGGCAGTCGAAAGACTTCCGCATCCCGTACTACCAGCAGGCGTTCGACGCGCTGAACTCGACGGTCACCACCACCACGGTCACCATCGCGGCCACGCTCACCGTGCTCGCCACCCCGTCGGCTGCGGCCGCCGTGGGGGGCGTCACCCAGGTCACGTTCGCCGCCACGCTGGAGGCCGGCGCGAGCATCACGGCCACGCTGTCCGGCGGGACACCGGTGGTGGTGCCCGCCGCGCCGCCTGGTGTCCCCTCGGCGGGGTTGCCGCAGATCATCACCCAGCTCGGCGTCCTCCCGGCGCAGCCGGTGGCGGCGCTCGGCACGTTCATCCTCAACGACACCACGTTCGGCATCCTCAACCAGGACATCCTCGGCCAGGCCACCAACTGGGCGGACATCTCGACCGACGTGCGGTCGTTCACCATCACCCGCACGTCCACCCGGCAGAACGCCCCGGTGATCACCTACGACGCCGGCACCGACGTGATCGTCCTGGCGAACGCGGCCGGTGCCTACGACCCGAACAACCTCGCCGGCCCGTTCACCGCCGCCGGTCAGACGCAGATACGGCCGATGGTCCCGGTGCGGCAGATCGCCGCGTGGAACAACGTCCAGTACCCCCTGTACTCCGGGTTCGCCGACTCGTGGATCACCCCCGACACCAACTTCGGCCCCCAGTATTCCGAGACGACCCTGTCCGCCACCGACGCGTTCAAGGTCCTCACCGGGTTCCAGCTCGGCGCCACCGCCGCCAGCCTGAACGCGGGCAACCAGCTCCCGGCCGGCGGCGGGGAGGACACCGGGGCGCGGGTCACCCGGCTGCTGAACCTCGCCGGGTGGGACAGCGGCAACCGGCTGATCGACACCGGCAACACCACGCAGCAGGGCACCTCCCTGGCCGGCCCGGACGCGCTCACCGAGATGCAATTGTCGATCGACACCGAACTCGGCGAACTGTACGTCAACGGCGAGGGCAGCGTCGTGTTCCGCCGCCGGCACGGCGTCATGGAAGACCCCCGCTCCACGGTCCCGCAGGCGATCTTCGGCGACCAGCCCGGCCCCGCGCAGCAGCTGAACATCAACACCGGGTTCGAGACCGACACCGCCGGGTGGGCCGCGGTGAACGGCGCGTCGATCACCAAGTCCGGGTCGCAGGCGTTCGCCGGGTCGTTCTGCTGCCTGGTCATCGCCGGTGCCGGCGCGAACCCGGGGATGATCACCAGCCCTAACGCGCCGGTTTCCGCCGCCGCGTACGTGACGTTCAGCGCGTGGCTGATCGCCGCTACCGGCGTCCCCGCGCAAATGTCCCTGACCCTCCAGTTCTACGGCAAGCACGGCGGCCACCTGGCCGCCCAGGACGTCACCACCACCCTGCAGACGCAGGCGTTCTGGGCGCAGGCAGTCGTCAGCGCGTCCGCGCCGGCCGCCGCCGTGTCCGTCGCCGGGCTGATCACCATCACCGGCGCCAACCCGGCCACGCAGGGCGTGGACGAGGCGTACCTGCTCGTCGCCCCGGAGCTGCCCTACTCGAACCTGGGCCGCGCCGACGACGACACCCAGCTGTGCAACGACTGCCAGATCACCGCCGCCGGGTCGGCGAACCTGCAGGAGGCGCAGGACGCCAACTCGATCGCCACGTTCCTGTACCCGCGGTCGTACGCCCGCACCGACCTGCTGCTCGGGTCCGACCTGGAGGCGCTGGAAACCGCCCAGTTCCTGGTCTACATATCCAAGGGCGCGGAGAACAGGTTCGACACGCTCACCCTGTCGCCGATGCGCGACCCGGCCGACCTGTTCCCCCAGGCGCTCGGCCGGGAGATCGGCGACATGGTCGCCGTCATCCGGCGCCCCCCGGGGGTAGCGCCGATCACCAAGCAGCTGATCATCCGCGGCATCACCCACACCGTGGACATCTCCTCGAATTCGTGGCAGACGCAGTGGATGCTGCAGGACGCCGCCCGGTACGCGTTCTTCAACCTCAACGATCCCACCGCCGGGCAGCTGGATAACAACCCGCTGGCGTACTAGGAGGCCCCATGACGTTCCCGGCCGGCATCGAGGTGACCGCCGCCGTGCACGTGCAGCGCGGCACCGCGGCGGCGTGCGCGTGCGGCGGCACGCTGGAAAAGCTGCCGGAGCTTGAGGCGTGGCAGTGCCGTGACTGCGGGAAGGCGTACGGGTGACCGCCGGCCTGGCCGCCACGACGCTGGCGAACAAGTGGCTGGACATGCTCGCCGGGACGGCGTTCACCGCCCCCGTCGGCAGTTTCGTGGTCGCCCACACCGGCGACCCCGGCGCCGCCGGCACCGCCAACACGATCGCGTCACTCACCCGGCAGTCGGTCACCTGGTCCGCGGCGTCCGGCGGGTCCAAGTCCGCGTCGAACTCACCGACCTGGTCGTCGTGGTCGTTCGCGTCGCCGGTGACGATCACCCACCTGTCGTTCTGGGACGCGGTCACCTCCGGCAACTTCCTGTTCTCCTGCCCGGTCGCCTCCGCGCAGGTCGTCGTCACCGGCAACAACGTGGTCCTGTCCCCGATCACGATCCTGTTCGCGCCGATCGCCGCCTAGAAGGAGTCCCCCATGGCCGTCCCCGTCTGGGCAATCGGGCAGGTGCTCAGCGCTGCCGACGTCAATAACTGGTTCGTGCCCATCGTCGCCGTCAAGCCGGCGGACACCGGGCGGGCCACCACCACCGCCATGACCGCCGACCCGGACCTGCTCCTCCCCGTCGCCGCGAACGCCACCTACGACATCTCCGGGTGCCTGTTCTACACCGGCCCCAACACCGCATCCGACCTCAAGTTCACCTACACCCTCCCCGCCAGCGCGTCCGGGCAGTATTTCCCCTGCCACCAGAACATCTCCGGGATCTTCACCGGGTCATTCGCCCAGCAGTGGACCGACACGGTCACCGCCAACACCACCGGCACCAGCACCGCGAACCTGATGGTCGTGTTCGTCAAAGGCATCCTGCTCACCTCCGGCACCGCCGGGAACATCACCCTGTCCTGGGCGCAGAACACCTCTAACGGCACCACCACCATGCGGGCGAACTCGTTCCTGTCCGCCCAGCGGATGGGATAGGAGGCACCATGGCCGTAGTCATCGGGCACGACTGCATACATGCGAACGTAAGCCATCTCCCGCGGGGGCAGTCTGCCGGGTACACCACCGGCACCCCGGACATCAAGTGGACCCCGGCCGACTGGGCCGCCCACCCCAAGGGGGTGCGGATCTGCCAGGACGCCGGTTCCGACCACACGGCCGACGTCCTCGACGTCGAACGGGGCGCCGCCACCAACGCGGACGCGGGCCGGTGGGCACCCGCGGCGATCGCCGCATTCGGCGCCGGGAGCCGCCCCGGGCAGCGCCGCCCCGCCGTCTACACCAGCGCGTCCAACGTCACCCCCCTCGTCAACGCGCTCATCGCCGCCGGGGTCAAGGCCGGGATCGGGCTGTGGGTGGCGGACTGGAACCTGTCCGACCCGCAGGCCACCGCGGACGTGGAGAACGCCGCCGGGCCGTTCCCCATCGTCGGCGTCCAGTTCCACTCCGGGCAGTTCTACGACACCAACATCTTCTCCGCCGGGTGGCTGGCCGCCGTGTCGGTGAACCAGGCCGCCTCCCATGCGCACCTGACCGTGGCGGGGGACACCCTCGGCGGCCTCGCCGCCATGCGCGGCATGGACATCTGGCCGTGGCTGGACCTGCAGCGCAAGCTGTCGGACCCGAACGCGGAGCACCTGGTGCGGCACGCCGCGGCGGAACCGGGCAGCACCTGGCGGAGCGTCAGGCCGTGACCGGGCCCGTCGTCCACGGGGCGCTCCTGGCACCCGGGGACCTGCTCATCTGCGACGGCTCGGCCGCCACGTCGAAGCTGATCGAGGTCGGCGCGGTCCTCGACGGGCAGCCCGCCGCGTCCCACGTGGCGATCTACCACCACAC